GCCAACGAAGCCCTCGACAAGATGGCAGAGAACGCCCGTGAGTTGAGGCTGGACTATGAGCCAGCACAGCAGGAACCGCCTGCATGGTGGCCTGCTGTTGAAAACATCCTAAAAGAGTACGGACTGCAAGCAATAGACTTTGTTGCAGATTTCAAAGCCGCTCTGGCAGAGCAGCCCCATGAGATTGGCGCGAGGCTGGCCTGCGAAGGCAAAGGCATTTCCGATCTGTGGGGCGCAGTCAAATCCGATGCAGACATGGCCGAGGCGCAACGTGGGTATGAAGCTGCACTGGCACAGCAGCCAGCACAGCAGGAGCCTGTTGGCAGGGTGTGTTTTGAAGGGGATGAAGTTGTGTGGACAGGTGATCCGCCTGAGTCTGGCACTTTACTCTACACATCCCCACCAGCACAGCGCAAGCCGCTGACGGATGAGCAAACAAAACTGCTTTGGCATAAGGCTCGAATGTGTATGGGTTCAAACCGTTGGACAGTGTTTAAGAATCTGATCGAAGCCGCCCACGGCATCAAGGAGAACACATGAAACTAGAAGACATTAAATTTCTCCAAGAGGTTCGCTCCCGCAGCCAAGACCCAGAGATGATGAACAGAATCATTGACGTGGCTGTTAACGGATTGCAAGACAGAGCACGCAAGTCAGACGAACGCGCCGCAGATATGGAAGTGATTGCAAGCATGGCCATGAACACACGTTTGTTCAAAGGCAACGAAAACTTTTTGGCACAAAAGCTGGAGAAGTGGAACGGTAAAACATCACTGCGCTGGGATGACCAGATCGCCAAACTCAAGGAGAAGAACACATGAAGTGGCTTGACAAACTCTTCGACTGGTTCCTGTCGGTCAAGCAAACCGCAGACCCCCTTTGCACCTACTGCAAAGGTTTGGGCTATGACGCAAGCGGGTACGCCTGTACCTGCGTGGAGGAGAAAGAATGAAACAACCTGAAGCCCTGCGACTTGCTGATGTGCTTGAGCATTTCTACATGAACATTGGAAAATTTGACTCACACGGAGCCGCCACCGAACTACGCCGCCTGCACGAAGCAAACCAAGCGATGCTTGAGGCGCTGGAAGAAATGCTGGCCGCAGAGCGTATGAGCATCCGACCTCCCATCACAGTCATGCAAGCAGAAGAAAGGCTGGCACGAATACGGTCAGCCGCAGCCAAAGCAGAAGCCGCTATTGCCAAAGGAGAGCAACAATGAAAATCATCAAAGACGAGATTGCCACACTTAAGCGAGGGCGCAGAGTCACCATTGAACTGCGACACGATGAAGAGTACGCCGTCCTTACGCATGGCGCTTACTACCGCCTTGGTGGACAGGTGGACGACATTGTGCAGAGCCATGTCATTGCAGACATGAGCCGTGTCTACTGGTGCAGTATTTCTCAGAAGTGGGAGGAGGCATGAACATCATCATCTACACAAAAGCAGGATGCCCCAACTGCGTCACAGCAAAGCGTCTGCTGGATAGCAAGGGGTTGGAATATGGTTCATTTGACATCAATGAGTACCCTGCGTCTTTTGAGGCAATGCTAAAAACCAATCCAGAGGCCCGTCAGATGCCCCAGATATTCATCAACGGCCAGCGTGTCGGCGGACTGGCTGGACTGCAAGCAGCATTGAAGGAGTTGGGGTTATGACCGATTGGTTTATTGGCTTTGCGATGGCGGCGGCTTCTGTCTTTATTTTTTTGTTTGGCTGGATGGTCAGCGCATCAACAATCGGATGGGAGTGCAAAAACATGGGGGTTTTTTATGTAGGCACATCCGTGTACGAGTGTGCGGTTAAGGAGAAGAAATGAAAACAGTGATTGAGATGGCGCGTGAAGCAGGGTTTACACAGCCTGAAGGCGAGACTTGGTATGAAGCATTTCCTCAGTGCATTGAACGCTTTGCCGAGCTTGTCCGTGCTGACGAGCGCAACGCATGGCCTGCCGAAATGGAAGCAATGGAGCGACAGGTCAACATCCTGACCGATGTGTTGGCACAAGCAAGGAGCAACACATGAACAACTATGAACAGGCAACACAGGAAGTACGCGATGCCTTCAATGCATTGTGCAAAGGCCGTGTCGAAGCTGCTGTGAAGGCCGAACGTGAGGCTTGTGCTCAGTTGGTGGACGATAACGCAGACGAGTGCAGTGGACCGATGGGGTTGGTGCTACGAGCAAACGCAGAAGCAATCAGGGCAAGAGGAGACAACACATGACACCAAAATCTTTTGACATTGACACAGCCAAGCATATTGTCGGGGACGCACGTATGCGCGTGATCGAGACCAAGGCACGAGCTGATGCTGACGCAGGAACGCACGATGCCCCTCAGCGAGACGCCGGAGCGTACTGGGACCGTGTACGCAGCGACATGGAGTATGTTATTTACACCACGACGCACCAAAAACGCCTTGAGCGTGTGGCGCGAATCAAGCAACGCGAGACGGAGAAGCCATGAAGTTTCAAATCACCATTGCAATTCTGTTCGCCGTTGGAGCGACTGCGTGGCTTCTGTTTTTGACGAGGGCAATGGCATGACCAAAGAAGAAGCCCTGCAAGAAATGATGTTGTTGTCAGCACTGGAGTCGTGGGTGTTCAGCCAGTCGGCCCGCCTGCCCGACTACTTGGTTGAAAACATCCAGCGCTCTCTGGAGGTGCTGGAGCGCATCGTATTGGAGAAGCCATGAGATACACGCAAGCCAAACCTCTGGTTGAAAAGCTGATGAACATCGCTGTTCTGTACCACGCATCGCCAACCCTGTTGCGCGAGAAGGTTTACAACGCACTGGACGAGTTCCTGCCCGACCTTGATGAGGGCTGCCGTGAGCGCGGGTGCATTGCCGTCGATCACTTCAAGGAGAAGCCATGCCAACCAAAGTAAGCGAGCGAAACATCCGCATAACCATTGGCATGATGCGCTCGATGGCGAACCACAAACCCATCAGCCCGTTCCACCTCGAAGCGGCCAAGGACATGGAGGCCATGCTCGAAGAGCTGCTGGCCCTACGCAAACAACTGAAAGAAAAGAAGTGACCCCTGTACGCCAAAAAAGAATCCGCACGCTGCTGCGGGCAAATCCGCAAGGCATGACGCCCAAGGAGATCGCGGCGGCAACGGGCTTGCATGTTGCCAACGTCCGGGCATCACTCAGGACAATGCCCGACACCTACGTTGATCGCTGGCGCATGGGTCAGCGCGGGCAGTTCGAGAAGGTGTGGGTCGCTGTGCATGTACCAGACGACTGCCCTCACCCCAAAGATCGCGTCAAGTGGGGTGTGCACTACAAGAAACCAAAGACCCAGTGGGTCATCACAGAAGGAGCAACCAGATGAAATGTAAATGCCACCCCGACTCGCCATTCCATTGGGCTGAACACAAACGCGACAGCATCTTCATGTCCGACTACGTTTTCCGTGCCAAGGGTGCGGAGGGTAAGAGCGGATCGCAGATCGCCAGCGACTTTGTTGAGACGCAGCGCGGGATGGGTAGAAGTCCGGGTACTATTAAGAACTTGGGCGCACCCATCACCAACAAAGAGAAAGAGCAGGCACTGACTGCATACAAACAGTTCGGTATTTACAGCCGCGCCCAACCAAACGTGAAACCTTCCCCCAACAAACACGAACTGTAATGAGAACCTTTGCAACGCAATCCATCCGCACACTGCTGCGCGATAACCCCGATGGCATGGACGTAGGCACTCTGGCCAACATGCTTGACCGGGAGCCGGGCAATGTGCGCACCCGTTTAAAAACCATGCCTGATGCGTACATCGACCGCTGGGTGCGCCGTAACGGCAACCCACCACTGGCCATCTGGTGTGTGGTTGTGCCCCCAGAAAATTGTCCCCCACCTGAAACCAAACGAAGGAGAAAGCAAAGTGAAACCAATTCCAACTGAGAACCAAATGAACCTCGACCTGACCCCAGAGGAGGAAGAAGAGATGGTGCGCATGCTCAACAAAGCAACCAGTGTCGGGCGCAAGTTCGATGCTGGCAAACTTGACTACACGCTTGTGCCGTGGGATGGCTTGGAAGAAGTCGTCAAGGTGCTTGAGTTCGGTGCACGCAAGTACGCTCGTGATAACTGGCAGCACGTTGAGGGCGGTATGCAGCGCTACCAAGCGGCAGCATTCAGGCACCTGATTGCCTACAACCAAGGCGAGAAGGTTGACCAAGAGACAGGGTTGTCGCACCTCGCACACGCAGGCTGCTGCCTGTTGTTCTTGTTGTCACTGGAGAAAAGCAATGGCTGACACGATAAAACTGAAAGCGGCAGATTGGGTGGCACTCAGACTTCTGTACATACTGATCTCGTCTGACCCAAGCACTGTGCGTTTGCCAGATGTGCAAAAGGCTATTCAGTTCTATGAACGGAAGCTGCGCCCAAAGGGTGGCAATAAGTACAGCTCTGGACATATCCAAACAGCCTTCGCGCTGCTGAACAAAGACATTCCGTATGACGGCGTCACCTTTGCCAACCCCGAAGTACAGCTTACCCGGAAAATAGCTGTAGAGAAATACTACAGTGCACAGGCGTACGACGAGGCCGGGCAGTTTTACACAACGCCCAACACGGTACTGAACGAGATGGAGAAAAGCAATGGCTGACATGGCAACGTGTAAGACGTGCGCACACTGGACGGATGGCGCTGGAAACAACACAACACATTTATTAAAGGACAAATATGGCAAGAACTCCAGAGGCGGCGGTAAAAGCCCGCGTCAAGAAGACGCTGGACGAGCTAGGCATCTACCACTTCTCTCCTCCCGGCATGGGACTGGGGCGTGCGGGTATCCCTGATCTCATCTGTTGCTACAACGGCCTGTTCCTCGCCATCGAGTGCAAGGCAGGCAAGGGCAAGACCACTGCGCTACAAGAGCGCGAACTCAATGCCATACGCACAGCCAAGGGGCTGGCTTTTGTCATCAACGAACACAACATGAACAACCTCAAGGAGCTACTGCAATGGACAAAGAACTGACGAACCGCTGGGAGCACGCACTCACCAAGATACTGGAGCTGCCCGCTGAAAAGCGCAAACACTTTGCGCTCATGCTGGTGAGTTTGGCGGACTGCTATGACGACGACATCGACAGTGCCGCAACTGTGCTGATCCACCGGGACGACAAGCTGGTGTTGTTCAGTGCGGGTGCCACCGAGTTCGAGTGCGCAGAAATGCTGCAAAAAGCAAACGAGTTGGTGCACGCCGTAGCTACGGCCGATGCGCCAGAAAAGGGGATGTTCAATTGAGCGCACCATACGATCAGATCATCGTGCTGGACTTTGAGACAGCATGGGGCCGAGCCGCGCACATACGGCTTGGCTTTTCAACACAGACCAACGAGGAGTACGTGCGGGATCCCCGCTTCAAAGCATGGGGCCTGTCATGGAAGTATCTTGGCAGCGATGACCATCCAGTATGGGTGACACGCAAGGACTTGCCTGAGTTCTTCGCCAGCATCGACTGGAGCCGCACTGCGGTGGTTGCACAGAACGCACTGTTCGATGTGTCCATCATGAGCTGGCACTACAACGCCAAGCCTGCATTCATCTTCGACACACTCTCGATGGGCCGTGCACTGCGCGGTGTGGAGGTGGGCAACAGCCTGAAGAAACTTGCGGAGATGTTCAACCTGCCGCCCAAGGGTGACGGTCTTACGCCTTCCGAGAACATTCTGGACGAGCTGCCTGAGCATGTGGAAGAAGTGCTGGCCGACTACTGCTGCCACGACACATGGTTGTGTGAGCAGATTTTCTTGCGCTTGATCGAGGGGTACCCCGCCAAGGAGCTGCGCCTCATCGACATGACGCTGCGCATGTACACAAACGCGTGTCTTGAACTCGACCGCGAGATGCTCATCAAAGCGCTATCAGAAGAAGGAGAAAAGCGTGAAGGACTATTACAAAAGCTCGGCGTGGAGGAGTCTGCGCTTGCGTCGAACCCAAAGTTTGCGGAAGTCCTTACTCTCATGGGCGTCTCTCCCCCTACGAAAGTCAGCAAGACCACTGGGAAGGAGGCGTTTGCTTTCGCAAAAAATGACGCGCTATTTCAGGCGATGCTCAACGGTGAACGTGAAGATGTTGCCCTTCTTTGCGAGGCGCGTCTACGCGTTAAGTCTACAACCGAGCGTACGCGTGCGCAGCGGTTCTTGGACATATCGGGCAGGGGCCCGCTCCCGGTACCGCTTAGCTACTACGGCGCAGCAACGGGTCGTTGGACTGCCGCCAAGGGCAGTGCCATCAACATGCAAAACCTCAAGCGGGGTTCGTTCTTACGCAAAGCAATCATGGCACCGCTGGGGAACCAGCTTGTCGTTGGGGACCTTTCGCAAATTGAACCGCGAGTACTCGCGTGGTTTGCGGATTACGAAGATATGCTCGACATCTTCCGGTCTGGCAGTGACGCTTATGCCGCTTTCGGTGCTCAGATGTTCAACATACCCGGCCTTTCAAAAGAAAGCCATCCAGACTTGCGACAGTCTGCAAAGTCTGCGCTACTCGGTGCGGGGTACGGGCTTGGCTGGGCGTCTTTCGCTGCCCAGCTTCTCGTTGGATTCCTTGGCGCACCTCCCATACGCTACGACAAGGCGTTTGCAAAGAAGCTCGGGGTCACGTCTGCGTACATCGACAAGTTCGTTGGCTGGGACGACAACGTCAAGAAGCTCCAAGAGATTCCGCACACATGCACCGAGCGGGAGTTGCTGATCCACTGCGTGGCGGCCAAGAAAATCATCGACATCTACCGGGAAACGGCTCACCCCGTGGTCAGCTTCTGGGACATGTGCTCACGGCTGCTGGAGAAATCGCTTTACGGGGGTGAGGAGGTGGTGTATAAATGCGTCACGTTCAGAAAAGAAGAGATCGTTCTGCCCTCGGGCATGACGCTCAAGTATCCGAACTTACGCAACGAATACGATAAAGAAACCAAGCAAAGTAATTGGGTATACGGTGAGGCGGGCGTCAAGCCAACCAAGTTGTATGCCGGTAAGATAACGAACAACATCGTGCAGGGAACTGCGCGAGTAGTGATGACAGACGGCATGCTACGGGTGGATAAGAAGTACCCCGTGGTAGGCACAGTGCATGATGAATTGCTCTGTGTTGTGCCTGACGCTGAGGTCGAGTACGCCAAGGACTGGGTGCTGGAGCAGATGATTGCTGTGCCCAAGTACATGCCCGGCATACCGCTGAACTCAGAGGTCGGTGCGCACCGCCGTTACGGTTTGGCAAAGGGGTGATGTATGCGAGAAGGGTATGAGTACGTTACGTACAACACTGCGCGTTTCTGGGTTGAGGAAGGTATGTACTCCGTCGAGGACATTGAAAACTTGCTCGTTCAGATGCGCAAGGCCAAGGCAGCACAAGATACAGTTTTAACCAAGGAGAAAGCAAATGAAAGAACTAACACTACCCAAGAAAGTTAAGGTGGGGGACAACTGGTACAGCGTTGACATCGCTGACTCCATGCGCAGCAGGATGTACATGGGCGAGGTGCACTACGCCAAGCGCACCATCACGCTGGCGCGTAAGTCATACCACGGTGTGCCGCTCAAGCTGTCGGCGCTGCACGAGACGTTCTGGCACGAGCTGACACACGCCATCCTTGAGAGCATGGGCCGCGACACACTGAACAACGACGAAGACTTTGTCGAAGAGTTCAGCGCCCGTCTATCCAAAGCCATTGAGTCTGCGAGGTTCTGATGGACGACGACTTCGACAAGTTAATGCAAAACACCCTGCTCTACGGTACGGGCGTTTTGTTGATGCAGATGGACGAGAAGCTGGGCATTACGACACGGGTAGTACCCCTCAAGGAGTACGCCGAGTTGGGCGAAGCGCTTGAGTGGATTCAAAAAAATTCAAAGGACTTTTCATGACAGTTAAATGGTCACACTCGGCCCTCAAAGATTACGAGGGCTGCCCTCGCCGATACCACGAAGTGAAGGTGCTCAAGAGCTACCCGTTCACGGACACACAAGCAACGCTGTACGGCAAGGAGTTGCACGAGGCGGCTGAGTTCTACATCAAGGACGACAAGCCGCTGCCCCCACAGTTTGAGTTCGTCAAGGACACGCTCGATGCACTGAAGGCCAAGCCCGGCCGCAAGCTGTGTGAGCACGAGATGGGCGTCACGTCCGATCTGCGCCCTTGCGGATTCATGGATAAAGATGTATGGGTGCGCGGTATTGCCGACTTGCTCATCATCGACGATGACAACTTGACAGCTCGCGTTGTCGACTATAAAACGGGAAACAACAAGTACCCTGATCGGGAGCAGTTGAAGCTGATGGCACTGATGGTGTTTGTGCACTTCCCGCACATTCGCAAAGTGACTGGCGCTTTGTTGTTCGTGGTCAAGAACGACTTGGTCAAGGCCAGCTACCTGCGCGGTGAGTCCGAGGAGTACTGGTGGGATTATCGGGAACGTGTCGCCCGCATCGAACAGGCACATGACAGCGGTGTGTGGAACCCAAAGCCCACGCCGCTATGCGGATGGTGCGTCGTCAAGACGTGCGAGTTCAACAAGAAGAGGGATTGAATATGGAGCTGCATCTGACAAACGGAGAACAGCGCTACGTCCCCATGGGAGGCGCTACCTACGGATACTATCTGGACAGCATCACCTTGCAGCTCAAGGACCTTTACGCCTTGAGGGCTATGGACGACGCGCACCTGCGCGAATATCTTGGCGTGTTATGCACACGCTTTCCACCAACGGAGTAAAAAACCATGACACAAGTAAACGGTAAGAGGAACTACAAACATGCCTACAAGCTGCAAAAAGCAACTGGCGAAACCGCCGATCAGGTCGAGCGCCAGCGAGCGCGTCGTGAGTACGACAAGAAAGGCGTGGACCGTGCAGGCAAGCACATCGACCACATCAAGCCACTGCGTGCAGGAGGCAAGTCAACGCCGGGCAACACCCGCCTCAGAAGCCCAAAAGCAAACATGTCCGACAAGTGAGCGGTGCGCAGACTTCGATGAAGACTGCGCCGATATAAAAAACAAAACGCTGTGCTGGCTGTACCAACCTGAACTTGGTACATGCCCGTACTTACAAGGAGAGAGCAGTGGAAATCATTGACGACAAAGCCGTCGTCTTCAGAACGCGCAACCCCGAGAAGTACAAGATCATCCCCAAGCACAAAGTCATCGAGCGTGATGATGGCGGCTACGATGTTGCTGTGTACTGGGGCCTTGACGAAGCGCGTGTGCTGAAGAACCTCGGTGTGAAAGACATTCAGTCCCCGATCACCCGCCGCTACAAGTGGCCCGGGCGATACAAGCCAATGCAGCACCAAGTGGAGACTGCATCGTTCCTCACCATGCACAAGCGTGCGTTTTGTTTCAACGATCCCGGCACAGGCAAGACGCTTGCTGCGCTGTGGGCTGCTGACTACTTGATGACGCTTGGTTTTGTGAAGCGTGTGCTTATCCTGTGCCCACTGTCGATCATGCACTCAGCGTGGCTCAGCGATCTGAACAACTCAATCATCCACAGATCAGCAATCGTGGCGCACCATGCCAAGGCAGCGCGCCGTATCGAGATGATCCAGCAGGACTATGAGTTCGTGATCTGCAACTACGACGGGCTGAATCTGATTGCCGACGAGATCGTCAATGATGGCCGCTTCGATCTGGTGATTGTGGACGAAGCCAACGCGTACAAGACGCCAACCACCAAGCGGTGGAAGACGCTCAAGTCTGTGCTCAAGCCTTCGTCGCACTTGTGGATGATGACGGGCACCCCGGCATCGCAGTCGCCTGCTGATGCGTATGGCTTGGCCAAGCTGGTCAACCCAGACGGTGTGCCGCTGTTCTTCACGGGATGGCGCGACTCGGTGATGAACAAAGTCACCATGTACAAGTGGGCACCCAAGCCTGACGCCAAGGACCGTGTGTTCGCAGCGCTGCAACCCGCCATCCGGTTCTCCAAAGACCAGTGCTTGGACCTGCCGCCAGTCATCACCATGACGCGAGAGGTTCCGCTGACACCGCAGCAAGTGAAGTACTACAACCTGCTCAAGGACCAGATGCTGGTGCAAGCCGCAGGGGAAGTCATCACAGCGGTCAATGCCGCAGCTATGCTGAGCAAGCTGCTTCAGGTGTCGTGCGGTTCTGCGCTGACCGACACCAAGGAAGTGGTGGAGTTCGATGCTGCGCCAAGGCTGGGCGTGTTGGAGGAAGTGCTGGAGGAGACGAGCCGCAAGGTGATTGTGTTCGCCCTGTTCCGCGCATCCATCGACAGCATACAGAAGCACCTGACAAGCAAGGGCATCGCCAACGAGTGCATCCACGGCGGCGTGACGGCTACCAAGCGGGCCGACATTATCCACAGGTTCCAAACAAATCCGGAGCCGAGGATTCTGGTGATGCAACCGCAAGCTACCGCACACGGGATTACCCTAACTGCGGCCGACACCGTGGTGTTCTACGGCCCCCTGATGAGCGTCGAGCAGTACATCCAGTGTATTGCCCGTGCTGACCGCAAGGGGCAGGACTCCGACAAGGTGACAGTCATCCACATCCAAGGCTCCCCCGTGGAGAAGAAGATGTTCAAGGCGCTCGAAGCAAAAGTTAGTGACAGCACACTTTTGACCGAGATGTTTACTTTGGAGATTGCGTCGTGAGAATTGTTAGGCTTTTTACGGACGACTTTGGAAACCTTTGTCGTTATGTGGAGACAGAATCTTGTAAGTTTTGGTATCCCGCAGTCGGCAAAAAAGAACACGCACTGTTCATGTCGTGGGAAATCTACGACGACTGGGGTGGCTTGAAATAAATTCTTGAAAAGGGGGTTGCAGACCTTAAAAAACCATGTAAACTGTCCAACGCTAGACAAAAACATTAGGAGAAAGCAATGACTGAAGACCTCGACGAGGTGGGCGCAGCGCCCGCCGAAGAAGCGATCCCGCTGGATAAGCTGGTCGCAATCCATGCCAAGATCAAGGCACGCCAAGCCAAGCTCGACAAAGAGATCGCTGATCTCGAAGAGCAGCGCGAAGCAATCCGCCTTGCCATCAAGGACCAGATGAAGGCCCTCGGCCTGACATCTGTAAAGACTTCCGCTGGAACCGTGTCGTTGTCGAAGACGACGCGCTACAACACACAGGACTGGGACTCGTTCAAAGCATTCGTGCTTGAGCACCAAGTCGTTGACCTGTTGGAGAAGCGCATCGCCCAGACCAACATGGCACAGTTCTTGGAAGAGAACCCCGGCGTTCTTCCGCCGGGTTTGAACTCAGTCACTGGGTTCGACATTCGTGTAACACCAATCCGAAAGTAACGCAACCATGAGCAATATCACGCTTTTCAATTCGTCCAATGTTCCCGCATTTGCCCGTAACAACGAGCTGTCTGACACCGCCAAAGCCCTGACGGGCGGCACAGGTGCATCGACCAAGCGCATCTCCATCAAAGGCGGCGTGTTCCGTCTGGTGGCTGGTGGCAAGGAGATCACCTCGATCGAAGACCGCCATCTGGATGTGGTCATTGTCCGCGCTGCCCCCAAGGTCAGCCGCATCTTCTACACCGGCGCATACGACGCCGCTGCGGTCGTGCGCCCTGACTGCTGGAGCAACGACGGCGAAAGACCAGACGCCAGCATTGAGTCACCACAGAACAGCACCTGCATGGGTTGCCCACAGAACGAAGCTGGATCAGGCAACGGCAATAGCCGCGCTTGCCGCTTCCAACAGCGCCTTGCTGTTGTGTTGGCTGACAACCTTGACGGCGATGTGCTGCAACTGACTCTGCCTGCTACGAGCATCTTCGGTAAAGAGGACGGCGACAAGCGCCCCCTGCAAGCCTTCGCCCGCTACCTCGCTGCGCAGACACCGCCTGTTAACCCAGAGCAGATCGTCACACGCATGAAGTTCGACACCAAGGCTGAGTCTCCAAAGCTGTTCTTCCAACCTGTGCGTTGGTTGACTGACGACGAGTACCCTGCTGTGATCGCACAGAGCGAGTCGGACGACGCCAAGAAAGCTGTGACACTGACCGTGGCACAAGCAGACGCCGTGAAAGCTGCACCGATGGCCATCCCCGGCGCTGCCCCCAAAGCAGCAGTCAAGACGCGCCCTATGGGTGAGTTGGTGGAAGAGGAAGAAGCCGCTGCTGTGGCCGAGGTCAAAGCTGCCAAGGCTCCCAAGACCAAGCCCGCTGCTGACGTTGACGACGAGCCAGAAGTGCGCAAGGAAACGGCCAAGGCTTCGGCAGTCCCTGCCAAGAAGTCGAAGCTGGCGGACATCGTGTCTGACTGGGACGACGAGTAAGTAAATCGGGGCTGAAAGCGGATGCTGGCTACGAGAGTGCCGTAGCTTGAAGTGCAGTGTCCACTACCAGACGCAGCGAGTAGGCCCCACCTTACAAGGAGAAAGCAGATGGCAATTGGAACAATGCAAGGTGCTGCAGGTATGGTCTATGACCCCAACCGCGACATGTACTACGACGATGCACGTCGCTACGAGTACGAGAGGGCGATGCAGTACCGCCGACAAGAGGAGGAGTACCGCAGAGCGCAGCAAAATGCGTACTACAACCCCGCCCAACAGCAATCAAAGCTGGCGAACACAGCGCCGAAGCCGGACCTGAAAGACCCGCTGGCCTTCTTACAAAACACTGACAAAAAACTTTTATTAACTGGAGAAATGCAATGACACTGAAACCCTTCGCAGAAATTATCGCCCTGTCCAAAGAAAAACTGGCAGAGTCCCTTGCGCCCATCCGTGCACGCAAGGTAAAGTCGCAGGCCGAACTGGAGATGGCCAAGCTGGACGACGAGCTGGTTCGCCTTGAGGCTGACATCCAAGAGCAGTGCGCCAAGGAAGACCTGAACTTCCCCGCGCTTCTCGACAAGCTCGACAAGGTGGCGTTGCTTGAGCGCCGCAAAGCACAGTATGAGATCGTGCTGGCCCAACTGTTCCCCAAAAAATAAGCTAGGAGAAAGCAAATGAAGAAACTGTTTGCACTGTTTGCCGTTGCGGCAGCTCTGGCGGGCTGCCAGTCTGACGCTGACGTTGCCTCGCGCAACGTGTCGAAGGCTGCTGACAACTTTGAAGTAGCGCGTCGTGTGATCTTCTACAACGGCATCACCAACGACTACATGCTGTCCATTGAAGGATATTGCTCTTTGGGCAACAACGACAAGGCAGGCTACCTTTCCGTTACCTGCAAGACCGGCCCCGGCGTCTACAAGAAGCACTTCCTCGGCCTGTCCGACAATGTGACTTTCTTCGTTGAGCAACTGGAGGCAAAGAATGTCAGCACGAGTTTTTACCGTGTTGTGTTCAAGCCGTCCACCATCGTTCCTGACATCGAGATCAGATAACAGCGGGGGCTTCGGCCCCTGTCAACACCATGCCCTACTCACAAGACATCATCAACAAGGTAGCCGCTACCCCCAAATCGCTGGGCACCCAGCTTGGGCGGTGGGCTATACACCACGACTTCTCGGTCGTGCGAATATCGCGGGCGCTCGGGGTAACCCGACAGACCGTTTACAACTGGTTTTTCGGCAAAGAAATCTTCCCGGCCTATCGTGACCGCGCAGAGTGGATGCTGGAAATTTTAAAGAACTCACCAAACGCGGAAGCCGCATGGAGCAAGATATGCACGGAATTGAACCTCGAACCCTGAGCAACCGAGAACTCATCTTGGCCTGCGACAACGAGTGGAGCATGGGCGGTCTGCCCAGTGAGTTGCAGCTTGAGCTATACAACCGTTTCTGCAAACTTGCACCCCTTGACGAGTTCCCCGCCATCGACCCACGCCAGATTCCGCTGCCACTGTAACCCCCTACCGAAGGACTTTCATGACCCCGCTCGATTTGTTAGCGGCTGTTCTTCCGTCGCCGGGTAATGGCTATTACTGCGCGGTTGAACTTTCAAACAGAAAACAACACGTCTTTGCAGAGACGCTGGAGGAGATAATGCCCACCGCTGAGAAGTGGGCGAAGGCTGGATACGACACATACTTTGCGCTGGGCACGTTCGGCACCAATAAGGACCGGACCAAAGAGAACATGCACGCCAGTCAGGTGCTGGCTGTGGACCTCGACTGCAACCACCCCAAGGACATCCCCGACGCTGAAGGCGTCATCAAGGCCAAGGCATATCCGAGCGCCAAAGCTGCGGCGCAGGCGCTTGCAAAGTTCTGTGCTGACACAGGGCTGTCCGACTTGGGCGACCCGTGGCTGGTTCACTCGGGCGGCGGCATCCATGCGTACTGGCCACTGGACGCTATGCTGTTCAAGGAAGACTGGTACCCGCTGGCCAAACGATTCAAAGAGCTGTGCATCAAGCAGGGCTTGGCCATCGACACCGCTGTCACAGGCGATGCTTCCAGAGTCTTGCGCATACCTGACACGACCAACACGGGCATCAAGAACGGCAAGCCAGTGCGCGGCGCTACGCAAGTGCGTAGCATCTCCGAGGGTGATCGGTTTCGCGTGGACGACATTGACGCCATCCTGACGGCCAATGGGTTCGGCAAAGACTTCGTGAAGATGCCCACCTCCAGCTCTTTGTCCCTGCCGGGGCAAAGGCCGACCAGTGTCAAACCTTCTTCGCTTTCTTCCGCGCTCACGCAAAACAGCGTGACCATGTTCAAAAACATTCTGGTCAAAACCAAGTACGGCAATGGCTGCGGCCAACTGCGCCACTACGTTGAGAACGCCTCTGATGACGGCATGGAGCCGATCTGGCGCGGGATGCTTAGTTGGGCCAAGGTCTGTGATGACGGCGAGAAAGCCTCCGTCTGGCTGAGCGACCTGCACCCATACCCACACGAGCGCATGCACCAGAAGCTGGCCGAGATCAAAGGCCCGTACTCTTGCGCTGCCATGGACGATATGAGTCCCGGCGTCTGCCGCGAGTGCCAGCACTGGGGCAAGATCACGAACCCGCTGATCTTCGGCCGAGAAATGTCAGTGGTCACTAACGAGACTGAAGTCGAAGTCGCAGCGCCTGCCGGTGCAGCGGACGATGCCGAAACTATCTTGGTGTCGCAGCCAGAGCCGCCACGGGGCTTTGCGTACGGCCAGCGCGGCGGTGTGTTCATGGAGCGAAGCGAACTCGACGCCAACGGCAGCGAGGTCAAGAAGCAGTTGCTGCTGTGCTCACACACCATATTCCCTGTGGACATCCTGAACAACAACGGGATACATGAGGTGCACTTCTGCGTCATACGCAACAAGCAGTTGCACGAGGTGCTGGTGCCACAGAAGTCTATCGCCAGCCAAGACGAGACCATCAAGCACCTGTCGAGCCAGAACATCATGGCGTCGTTCGGTGCAGGCAACGACAAGAACTTCTACGGCTACATCCGCGCCAGCGTGGAGAAACTCAGCACAGAGAAGGAACCGATCATCATGCCGCCAAGCTACGGCTGGCAAGAGGACAACAGCTTTGTGTTCGCAGGCAAGGTGTATAGCGCAAACCGCCAGCCTGTCACAGTTCCGATGCCTGAGCTGAAGAACATCGTGATGAACACACGCCCAACGGGAACGCTTGAGGCTTGGAAGAAGATCATCAACATGCTGATCCGGCGCAAGATGTGGGACCAGCTTGCTGTTGTCATGGCGGGTGCTGCTGCCCCCTTGATGAAGTTCACTGGCTTGCACGGCTTGACCGTTCACGTTGCATCGTCCGAGTCAGGCACAGGTAAGTCACTGTCGCTCGACTTGGCTGCATCCATCTGGGGCCACCCGATCCACTACCGCACAGGCGCAGGCACTTCCCCTGTTGCCATGCAGCAGCGGCTTGGCATGCTGCACAGCCTGCCTTTGATTACCGACGAGATCACGACCAACAACCGCAAGGACTTCGAGTGGTTCCCTGCCTTCTTGTTCAGCATGAGCGAGGGTCGCGGCAAGGAGCGCATGGAGTCGGGCACCAACAAGGAGCGCTTGAACCTGTCGGTGTGGTCATCCATCTCGTTGATGTCTTCAAACCGTCCTGCTGTGGACTACATGACTGGCGACCGCAAGCACTCATCCGAGGGCGAACTACGACGCTTGATTGAGTTTGCAATGGATCAGAAGCTGGAGTGGTCGTCAGACGAGATCGAACTCATCAAGTCCTTGCAGTCCAACTACGCTGTTGCTGGCGAGGTGCTGGCGCAGTTCTTTGCTGACAACGTGCCGCTGCTACGGGAGCTGGTGCCTGAGTGTTCACGCCGTATGTACGAGGAGTTCAAAGCCCCTAACGACGAGCGCTACTGGATGGCGGGCGCAGGTGCGGTAATGGCCGCTGTGTTGATCTTCAGCGATAAGCACACGGGCTTGGCAAACGTCCCGGCCAAGGAGATCATCGAGTCGTACCGCCGCCAGCTCGACCACCTGCGCTCGTGCATCAAAGGCGGCAAGCGTACGGCCGAGGACGTGCTCAACGCCTACATTCAGGAATACCAAGGCAAGTTCGTCATCGTCAAGTTTGGCGAGAAGGCGGGCCCTGCTGCAATGTTTGGCGACGGCACATCTGTCGGCAAGACGACAACTCGCCAAGAGGTCATGGGTCGGGTTGAGCACGGCGTGTCACCGGGCTGCATCGACTTCTATATTGAGGAACGGCTGCTGCGTGCCTTCTGCTCCAACATGAGCTTCAGTTACACGACGTTCAAGACGGAGATCGCGCACATCTTCTCGGTGTACCAAGCGCCGAAGAAAGACATGCTCGCCAAGACGGACGGCCCACCACTTCGTGTGATGGCGCTGAAACTGACGGCCAACACCAACACTCTGGACGATGCAACACTCTTACCGGTTTCCATGGTCGAGGCTTAAAAAGGGCGAGGGGTTCTTCATCCCTTGCGTTGCCACAGAGCGCGTCAGAAAGGCAGGGCTTAACGCAGCCCTGCCTCTTCGCATCTTCGACGCCAAAGCATACCACGCCATCCACAAAGGAATGAGCGGGGTTTGGTTTTACCGCTGAGTTGCAGCCTCTGCCTTGCGCCGTAGGGTCAGGAACCTGTCGGCGGCTTGCTGCTTTGCTTCCTCCAGCTTGTCGAGTCGTAGGCGCTTTTCCTGCGCGTTCAAGTCGCTGCGCTCCTGTGTCCGGCGCACATCCTCGTTGATACGGCCCACGAGCTGGCGGTACTGCCCCGCTGCGGAGGACAAGGCCAGCTCAGTGCGGTTGCTGTCGCGGTATGCAAGGGCGTCTTCGCGGCGACCTTCCTTGAGCATTTTGTTGAAGGTGGTCTTCGCATCCATAGCCTCCTTGGCTTCGCGGTACACCACGTCGGAGTCACCACCGCCGTACTTCTTCTGAAAGGCCGAACCAACCAACGGCAGGTCAGACGCACGGGCTTCAGCTTTCTCAGCCTTACCTTCGCTCTCAAACAACCCGTTTGCTGCGGCCACCGCAGCGAGAGGCAGCACACCGAAGTAGCCGCGCACAATGTGCTCGATCTGGATAGGCGACAGGATTGGAACAGCGTTGCTCAGTTGCTTAGCCAGCTCGGTTGTCGTGGCAAGGTAGCGCTCTTCGGTTGTGTAACCCTGCATACGCTGCGGTTCAACGGAGCCCCCGGTCAGGAAGTTCTTGTTGGTCCACACCTCAAACGCAGGCTTGACGATCTGCGGCATGCCCATCGACGAGTAGCCGGGGACAGAGCCCAAGAACAAGTCGCGGATTGCTTGCCACTGCGCCTTACCGTCAGTCTCGGCACGCATGCCGTCGACAGCAGCCACGGCCAGCGAGAAGAAGTAACCAGCTTCGAACGGGATTGGCAGCTTCAGGGGCTCGTCCACGCCGGGGATCGGCAGGAAGAAGTTGGAGTACTTGTCCCGTGGACGTGCGTTGCGGAACGTCTCGTCGTCTTCCATGGCCATGGCGTACACCAGACCAGTAGCGGTCAACAATAGGGCGTTGTTGAAGAACTTGCGCTTGATCTGCTGCTGTTCTTCGAACGGCATGTTGCCCCGGGCGGCTTTGACCAACACGTTCAAACCCTGAATCTGGGCGTTGAAGAACGGGATCAGGCGGCTGGCGTACTGCAGCGTTGGTGACAACCCACGCTTGTAGAAGTTCATGGACTCCATCGTGGCCAAGTCGGCCTCAACTTCTGACAGTCCTTGGGCCTCAGCGTTCTTGAGCACCAGCGCCAATGTGGCAGCGTCCGCTCGCATCGCGTACCGGTCAGCCGCAGCAAAAACTTTCTCCAGTGCGCCTTGGTCCTTGCCGCTGGCAATCTGAAGCGCCATTTTCTTCATGTCAGACATGTCGCCTGCGAAGATGTTGGATTGGATCAAACCCTTTTCAAGCAGCTTGGCTTGCATATCACTGCTGCCCGTGCTCATGCGCAGATACTCAGCGCCTGCCTTGAATACAGACGAGAACACGTTGCTGTTCAGGCCGCCGGTAAAGGCCGCAGCCATTGGTTCGCGCAGCAACTTGCGGGCAATGTACAGAGGTGTTCGGGTCACGCCAGCACGCAGCCAGTCAGCAGCAACCCCACCCAGTTTCAAGAAGCCGGGCAGCGCAAGGCTTGCGCCCTCCAAACTCTTAACAACCAACTCGGCCGGAACGCCTTCGGCAAGGGTCCCCTTGGTGTCCACAACAATGTGGCGCTCACCTGTGTCCTTTGGGTCGTTGGGGTCGGGCTCGTGGAAGAAACGCACGGTGTTAGGGCTGTCCGGCCCGGTGCCTTTAAGGATAGGCATCAAGTTCTTGCGCTTGCCTGTGACAGGGTCTACCGGACCCATGCCTTTGCCCAGCGCCTGCAAGCCATAAGCCACACTCTTGGTGGCGTTGTTGGTCAGCGCCATGTCAGTCAACAGCAGCGTGTTCTGCTGGAGGGCTTCGTTCAGGGGCAGCAGCTTTGTCTCACCACCTTTGAGTTCGGCAAGATATGGCTGGCGACGGATGTCACCCACGTTGAACGAGACGTTGTTGCCAAAATGAAGCGTGGCGTTACCGTTCTTGACGCGGTAGTACGGCACGTAGTCACCGTCTTTGAGCAATCGAGCCGCTTCCTTCTTGGAGATGCGCCCGGTGCTGGCGAGGAACTCAATCAAACCCTTGTTGTAGGCGTTGTACTTGCGGCGCACATTCTCCAGCGCAGACTTCAGGGCAGGATTGGCATCGGCTGCGGCTAATGCCGCTTTCAGTTCTTCCTCCTTAATACCCATCTCACCAAGGTCCAGCTTGGACAAACCTTTGTTTTGTGCACGTTGAGCCACCATGTACATTTGCGCAACGTCCATTTTCATCTGTGGACTGTCTTTTGGAATGTCCGCGATGGCATCAAACACCTCACGCGCACTGTTCTTGTTGGTGCTGCGGTATCCAACGAACCCCTTGGAGTCTGTGTACTGTTCCAACGTACCGACGTTCATGACGGTGAACATCTGCGCCATCTTCTGTTCAGCTTTGCGAACGTGGTAGATGGCCTGCTTGAACAGGCTGTCGTCGCCAAACTTGAGAACATCGCGTAATGCTGCACGCATGTCGACAGCGCCCATTTCAGCTTCTAGCGCAATGTTATTACCCAGCTTTTCTTTCAGAGTCTTGGGTTGTGCAATTGTTTTAAGGGCAAGTGCTTCAAGTGCGTCGGTTGGTGCGGTTTGTTTGGAGCGATACGAGGGGGTCGCTACGCCGGTGGTGCCGGTACCAGCTTTGCCGCCTTCGATGACGTAGTGGCGTGCGTTGGCGATGATCTGATTGACCTGTGCGTCTGTGACCGTGTCCTTGAAACCAAAGGTGTCGCGCAGCCACTTCTTGATGGTGTCGTAAATCTTACGCATGGCGCTACGGGTATCCGGCGCGTTGGGGTCCAGCTCGGCTTGCTCTGCCAGCGCTTCTTCCACGGCGGTGTTCTGGTCAAGCGACTTGATCTGTTTCATCTTGGCGTTGGCCGCCTTGCGGATGGCTGCGTTGCCGTTGTAGATGTCGGTCATAGTCTTGGCGTAGGTGCCGCCCAGAACCGACTGCAAACCGAAGTGGCCTGCGATCTCGTGCACAGCGGTCAGGATCACATCGTTGACGCTGCGCAGGTTGGACGCAACCAAGTAGACCTTGCCGCTTGTTGGATCGTACAGGCCGGGGATTTTGCCCAGCATGTTGTCGCGCTTGGCTTGGTTCAAGATACGAACAGGCAAACCTTTCTCGTCAGCCACCACAATCGTCTGAGGCTTGTTAACCCAACCGTCAGTCAGTGCGTCGTATGCTTTTTGCACCTGCGGAACGCTCATGCTTGGGCCGGTTGTTTCTGCCACACGGTACAGCACCTGTTTTGCTTTGAGCCGCTCCGCTGTTGTCTTTTGCATATCAGCAAAGCGTTCGGCAGGTGTCAGCGGAATTTCGACGGCAGTACCGGCTGTGTTGCCCTTGCCCTCGAACAAAGTCTTTTGGGACTTGGCGGCATCACGCGCCTGCGAACGTGTCAGGGGTTCGCCGGAGGTGGACGCAGCAGTTGTGCGCTCAGTAGCGGCCTTGACTTCTGCTGCGCGAGTCTTTGCTTTTTCTTCGGTGGTCGGGAACGTACGGCGTGTTGCGCCAGCGGGCGCAGCTTCTTCAATCTTGCCTTCGGAGATCAGGCCCTCCATCCACTCAACGCGAACAATGGCGTCGGCCAGCTTGTTGATCTGCGACTTCATACCCACCCAGATAACAGGTGTTTTGGCAAGTTCCGCCTTTACCTGTGCCAGCTTTGCTTCAGCGGCATCCAGCTTCGGTCCGATGACATCGCGCTCGGCAGTTGTCTTGGCTTTTTTGTATGCCTTGTCCAGCGCATCGCGCAGGTTCTGTGTAGGTTCGACCATGTCCTTGGCCATCGCGGCTTTGGACTTGTCTTGTGCTTGCTGGATTTGTTTCTCCAGATCAACCACGCGTGCACGATACCCACCAAGAACCTGTGTTGGCACACCTTTAATTTGGGCCTGCTCCGCAGCAGTCAAGACGGGTGCTTCACCGTTACGCTCACGCGCAAGCAACTGCGCCTCAGTCAGCGCCGGGTACTGTGTGGCTCTGTCGTACAACGGCAGGTTGTTGAGCGCACGCTCGGAGGGCTTGAGCTGCCCTGTCTCAACCTGCGCTTTACGCTCAGCTTCCTTGACCGCAGCATCTGCACGTTTCTTGTCGGCCGCATCTTTGCGCAGGCGTGTCTGCAGTTCGTTGTTTTCTTTCTGCAGGACGTCCAATTCTGTTTGAACGGCCTGCAGTTCTTGTTTGGCTTGGTCGATGCGGTACACGGACGGTGCTTTATCCAGCAGGGCCGTCATTTTTTGAACCGCAGCGAACGACTGCATCTGGCCATCCAGTACAGACAGCGCGGAGTTCAGCAACGCCATGTCGGTTTGCGCCGATTGGAGTTGCTCATTTACAGCGTCAATATCTGCAATCAGCTCCTGCACGCCGCCTTCGTTGTAGCCTTGCTCGATGACTTGCTTACGCGCTTGTTTGAGGTCTTCAATGGCTCCGGCAAGAAGCATGCGGTCAACGGTCGCTTTGCTTGCGGCGGAACGAATCTCAGCCATGTCACGCTTGGCCTGTGCTACGTCCTTGTTGGCTTTCAAAACCGAGTCAGCACTGCGGTACTCCGCGTATTGCTGCAAGATGTCCTCAATCTCCGCGATCAGCCCGTTGGCGCGTTTCTCCAGTGCGGGGATGGCCTGCGCACGCTTGGCGATCTCCTCGTCCCGGCGCAACTGCTGGCGCAAGTTCTGTACGAGCTTGCTCTTCATGAACATCTGGAACGCGCCACGATTGCCTTTGATGGCACCGAGTTTCTCCTGTTCTTCCGGGAACAGTGACTTCTGACGGCCGTCATCACGAGCCGCTTCTTCTTGCTTGAGCAACGGTTCTTCAAGCTCTTGGGCCAAGGACAAATCTACGGCACGGGCAGATGGGCCACGCAAAGTAGAGGGCGTAGTGTCTGCTACGCGTTTGGTCACTTCGGCTGCGCCGCGCACACCTGTTCGGCGGTCTTCTGCGTCTGGCTGCGCAATAGGTGTCTTCAGCCCAGACGCGGCTTCTCCGGGAACAGCACCAGTGATCTGCTGCACTTGCTTTGTGCCTGCCTCTGTGGGGGCTGTGGTGGATGCCCGCGCTTGTTGTTCAGGCGCTGGTTGGAATGTTTGCAAATCGGCGGTACGCGCCTGCCCCTTGCGGGGGACTCCTTCGGTGCCACTTTCAATTTTTGAAAGCTGCTCATCAACCAGCGCGAAGTAGTCCTCCCCTGACTTTGGGAGCGCCTTCTCTACACGTTGCAAAAGACCGACTGCCTCGGGCGACAAGTCGTATGTGGACAGCACTCGGTTGAGTCTGTCCGCCAGCTCTTCCCGAGTCACGGGGGCAGTGCCTTCATTGCGGCCACGGAGCTTGAACTCAGCGCCGGGAACGCGGCGCAGGTTACGCGGCTTTTCTTCTTCCGCTGTGAACGTAACATCCTCGTCCATCAACTTCTGCTGCATCTGGCCGATAGCCGCCGAGCCCGCAGGCGCAGGTTGTTCAGTGCCAAACAAGCTGAACTGATCCGAGATACCTGCGGGTGCCGCCGCCATACGCTGAAGACCTGCAAACTCCCCGCCTAGCGCTTGCACACGTTGTGCCTCTTCGGCATCACGTCTTTCTTGTTCCCGCTGCGCATCCAGAGCGGCTTGCTCCTCTTCCTCAACGCCAGCAATACGTTGCTGCCCTGCTGCGGTGCCTTTTGCGGCCATAGCTTCGCGTTGACTCTGCGCGGCAACAAGCGGCAACTCCAACGTCCGGGGGGTGCCGAAATCGAAACCCTGCTGCCCGCTGGTGGCGGTTTGCAGTTGCGCATCCAGCTTGGCGATCTTTGCACGTAGGCGCTCGGCCTTATCAGGATCGAAGCCGGGGCCTGCCATGTCGGCCAGCTTCTTTTGCTCTTTATCCAACTGGGCTTGGAGCGCCGCAGGATCGGTCTGAACGTCCTCAACACCCGCTTGTTCTAGCTGGCGGTCAAGCTGCGTGATTTCCTTTTGCAGCCCCTTGCGTACTTTGAGCGATGAGTCAAACTGCTCCATGTTTGATGCGGCAACGGCATCAGACATCTCTTGCTGATTTTGTTCAAGCAGTTGCTGAGCTTGACGTTTGCGCTCCAAAAGTTGCTCTGGCGGAACAACATCTTGCTCTTGCGTTGTCTTTGCGGATTCTCCAGTTGGGGCGGTCAGTTCAAACTGCTGCGCCTCACGTTGTTGACGCGCTTGCTCCATCAGGCCGGACTTTTCAAGACGATCGACTTCAGCGCCAAGGTCCTTGCGGGCCTTTTTGTTTTCTGCAAGCTGCGCAAAAATACCTCGGTTGTGTTCGGCGTCGGAGAACTCTGTGGCAGAGCCTTTGACAATTTTGCGCCGCTGAGATTCCAGCGCCTTCTGTTCTTCCAAAAGACGCTCGTTGTTTTGCAGCACTTCGAGTGCGTAATCAGGCGTTTGCTTTGCGGCTGCTTCTTTCTCTTTGGCAACGCGCTCTTGTTCGGACCGTGCGGCTGCGGCCTTGAGCTTGTCTTCTCTGTCAGCCTTGGCGGCTTGAGACTGCGCACCACTGCGCTCGATGTAACGGCCTGCGGGGGCAAGAGTGCCGCCCAACACGGCTCCGCCGATGAAGCTGTCGATGTACTCTTTGCGGGCTTCTGGGTCGGTAATGTTCAGCCCGGCTTGCAAGCGCTCCAGCACTTGTTGCGTGGCTTCAGTGACGCCTTCTCGGCCTGCGGTTGCGCCAGTCTTGGCGGTGTAGTCCATGATGGTTTTGCCAAGCGTCTGACTGGCAAGAGCCCGAGCTTGCTCGGTTGTCAGCTTAGAGCCCACGGAGCCGAACAGCTTGCCGATACCGGGAACCAGCGCCATGGCGGCAGTGTCAATCAGTGCTTGTGGGATAGCAGCGCCAAGGGCCGCAGCTCCGCTGGCTTCTTGCAACGACTTGCCCGTGCCCAGTTGAGCGCCGAGGTTGGAGCCTGTGAACTGGCCAGTGGAAACAGCGCCTGCGCCCAGCAAACCCAGACCAGCAGCGACAGGGGCAGACACCGGAGCGGCCAAGGCGGCAAGACCTGCGGCTGCCGGAGCAACCATGTACGGCACGGAACCGCCAGCTGTCTCTTTCAGCTTTTGCCAAGGGGACTCAACCCAACTGTCTTCTGTGGGGGTGAAGCGTGCCTGTGCACGCTTTTGCGCAGCTTCGTATTCTTGCTGCGCCTTGGCCTCATCCATCAGGCCAGCCTTACCGGCGGTCAGTGCGGCTTCGCCTTTGAGACGCTCAAAGCCTGCGGCTGCGGCAGCTTTGAAACCCTTGGTGTCTTCCTTGGGTTTCTCTTCTTTTTTAAACGCATCGGGATAGAGTTGACGGGCTGCCATCATCCCCTCTAAGGGCGTTTGGCCCTCTTTCAATTCAAGGTACGCGCCGCTGGGGAGTTGGATGTAATCAGCCATTTTCTATCCGCAAATTGTGTCCGGGAGGCGCGGCCCGGATAGTAAGTCGCCTTTTTTCGATTATGCCAGTTACGGCTGTTGCAGTACAGTCGCGCCCTTGCCCGGTGTTTTTGTTGTCGGTACCGCAAACCGCGAAGCAAACTGGTCAAAGGAGTCGGGCGGGGTGACGGTTTCTTTACCAGCAAACCCGGTCAAGTACTTGCTATACGCTTCGTAAAGGTTGAACTTCTCGGCCTTCATTTTCTGCAACGCCTCAGCTGCCTTGACTGCATCACCCTTGTTGTCCGCAAGCAACTTGTCAAACACAAGGCGGTCGGGTGTGTCTTTATGTGCGGCAATAGTGGCTGCGTTGCGTGCGTTTGCTCCGCCTTCCCGTGTAAGGGTGTTTTGGCGCTCGGCCTCAATTTGTCGAGTTGTCTTGAGGTCGTCTGCTGCCGCGCCAAAGATAGCCGTGACGTTCTTCTGCTTGATACCAAGATCGGAGACCAGACCGTTGTACAGCAACTCTTGACCTTTGAGTTTGGACTCGCGTACTTCTTTCTCGGCAGCACGGATGTCTCTGGCGTTCATGTCGTCGCGGTTGATTCGCAAGTCGTCAAGACGATCGCGGGCCTCGGCAAACTTGGATTTAGCGGCCTCGATCTTGTCCAGACCAGCAACATAGCGCTCGCTGCCAACTTGGATACCTTTGCCCAGCGCAACGCCAAGACCGCCGGGAGTGGACATCATGGCTGCACCTGCCTGCAGCAGCGCCAAACCCATGTACTTGTCGCCCATGCCTTCCAGACCTTTTTCCTGTTTGGCAAGGCGCTCCTCACGGCCCTTGTATACATCGCCGCGTTTCTCAATATCCGCTTTGGTTGCAGCCAAGTTCTGCTCGGTCAAGTCCTTGATACCGGCAACCAACCCCGCACGGGCGTTTCGCAACCCGCCAACTTCTTGGTCAATTTGGCCAAAGTATTTCTGTTGCAGCGCATCAATGTCTGTTGGCCCCGTATCTGCCTTTGCCGCTGCGTTTGCTGCGGCTGCTGCGCCAAGCCCTGCGCCGGGGGCCTTGCGGCCAGTATCGGCAGTGGGCGCTGCTTTGCTTGTTTGCGGCGCGGCTGCTGCCTGTTTTGCAGCCCGTTCTGTCATGTACAGGTTAGACGCAGCATCGAACTGGGCCATGTCTTGTGCCGGGTTTGATTGGGCGGCGGACATGTCTGCCAGCATCTGATCGCTGGGCGCAGCATAGCCTTGGGCCACACGGCGTTTTTCTTCTGCTGCACGTGCAGCCGCATTCTTTTCGCTCATTTCGCGGTACCAGCGACGCAAAATTGGCTCTTCTTCGGGAGCACCTTGTTGCGGGATGATGTTACCAGTACCGGCCACAAAGCCGGGTATGTCGCCCATCATGCTGGTGGGTTTAGGCATGCCGCCGTACTGGTACCGCTCCACATCACCGCCGTCAGCAAACGCAATGATGCCGCCGCCTGCAAAGTTCATGTTACCTGCGGGAAGCTGGCCAATCCCCTGCTCTTCGGGGAGTTGTTGGGGAGCCATTCCGGCGACCATCTGGTCAACCACCTTGGGCTGCTCTTGCACGCCCTGAGCGCCTTGGCCCGCAGCACGCATCTCCTTGCGGCGGTTGGACTCCGACATGGCCAGCGCCATGATGTACGGGTCGGCCTTGTGCATCTGAGCGTACTGCTGCAACTGCGCGTCTGGCAACTTGGCCAGCGTGGACGTGATCTTGTTGACATCAATCATGGCGTACCTCAGATTTTGGACAGGGCCAGCTCAGCCAGACCTGCCGATTTTTTCTTCTTGCCTTTGGGCTCGGAGCTTACAGTGCCGCCCTTGGCGTAACTTTTCATGACACCGCCAGCGGCTGCTCTCGCGCCACCGCCCATAAGGTACGCGCCGGCAAGCGATGTTCCTGCGCCAAGGATTTGCGAACTTGCGCTCGGCCCGGGAGCGTACATGGTTTGCGTCGAGCCCGACGGCGTGCCGCGCAGCAAGTTGGATTGGAACTCCAGCTGCTGGTATGGGAACTTCTTCTGCGCCAAAAAGTCTTCGTACTGCTGACCAAGGATGTTCTGAACCTGTTGCTGTTGCTGAGTGCCGTAGCCCGCCTGCAACTTGTTGACATCCATCCCCTGCTGGAACTGCTGACCCGCACCTGTGAGCGCTGTCTGGAGCCCTTGCAAGCCAAGACCCGCGCCGTACTGACGTGACTGCTCACGAAGCTGCTGCTCCGTGTTGAATTGGTTTTGTGCGCGGCCGTAAGCGTCCTGCAAACCACGGGCCTGAATGTCGCCCTTTTGGGTTGCCAAGTTGCGAGCCGCTTCTGCGTCCATGATGGCCTGACGGCTGCCGCCAAAAGCACCGGACTGGACGGCTTGCGCGCCGCGCTGAGTGCCTGCAATATCGGCGGTTCGCTGCGCTTCACGCTGCTGGATGTCCACCACGTTCTGCATGTACGGGTCCATGTACTGACCCGCTTGCGCACCGAACTGGCCAGTGGCGTAGGGGTTGTACTGGGTGTTGAGTGCCTTATCGACAGCTTGACCTGTGGCGGCCGAGGGAGCCATCGCCCCAGCGCCTTGGAATGCTTGCTGCTGCAGTGGCGTGAACTGTGCAATGCGCTCGCCGCCGTAGGCTTGGTATGGGGCCTCAGAAAGCGCTGCCCCCTTACCCAGAACCTCCTGTGCGTATGGCTTGGCCCAGTCTGGCAGGTCTTGGGTTTGTGTTGTCTGAGCCGGTTGGCCTCCACCGCCGTCGTCGCCTTGCGGCTTGATCTTGCGATCACCGTAGTGCTTGAAAGCGTGCTCGGGCAAGTCTGGAATATCCAGATGCAGCTTGGTGGAGTTCATTCTCATAGCTCAATCCTCATCACATTGTGGGTCTTGTTCAGCCCCATTTTCTCGTACATTGGGACCAAGTTGTCTTGGCACCAGCATTGTGCTTTTGTGGCTCCGTTCAGGCGCATCCACTGCATGGCCTCTTCAAACACATGCTTGCGGACAATACTCTTGCCACCCATCAAGTGGGCATGTGCCACGCGGTGCATCGGCAAGTCTTGAAAGCTGATCGTCACCGCGCCCGTGATGCCCTCACCGGGCTCTTCCCAAACCAACAAGCTGTACGCCCCCGTGCGAACGCCGTACTCGACCTGCTCAATGGTGATCGAGCCGGGATCAATGTCAATGGCCTTTTGCAGCAACGGCGCGGCCAACGGCCAGATGGATGGCATGAGGTTTGGTGGGACTTGGTGCAGTGGCATGGTTAGGCAGGCAGGAGTTTTTCGGCGCGGCTGTTGACGGCTACGCGGTCTTTACCGGTGGTCTTGGCGCGGGCCTTTTGCACGCGGTCCATCATGGCGTACAGCTTGCGTGCACCAGCCTCGGTCGAGCCGTTGCCCAACTCAGAGACGATGCGGGCCGGAACCACGAACTCTCCGTCAGCCAGACGGGCTGGGCGCTTGTCGCCAATTGAGGCGGGGATGTCGTCAGAAACACCATCGCCGGGTCCACGCAGCAAACGTCCGCCGTCCGAGTAATCGCCCAGATGGCTTTGGCCACCTTGAGCCAAAGAAGCGATGCCGCCTCCATAATCCGTGACGGTCGCAGGAGGTGCGTACGACCGCCATACTTTTGGTACGGGTGCCGCAGCGAATGTGCCGGTAGTAGGATCAAAACTGTATGGCTTCATGAGTCCGCTTGTGTCGTCCACCCACTCGCCGCCAGCTGCTTGCGCTTCGGGGCTCATTGGTTGTTGACCAAGTCCACCAAACGAATTTTTAAACAGAAAGTCCTTCAAAAGCCCCATGGCTCCTGCTTGCGCGCCTGCGGTAGGTTGCACAGTGGACTGCACCGGAGCCGCAACAACAGATGCTGCAGCAGGAGTTGGCTTTGGCCCTTGGCCCATCAGGTACTTGAACGCATCGCCGGACTGGCCGGACATGGTGTAGTACGGGTTCTCTTCGACAGGCTTAACTGCCTTGGTCTCGCCGCCTTCAGCAAAGCGCTGACCGCCATTGGCCATCAGGGTCTCGGCTTGGTTTTGGTTTGACATGGACTCGACTGGGCCGAGGTCCATCAGGCCGCCGCCAGCAGCAGTGCGGGTGTAGACGGGGTTGAGATGCGTGCGCTCGCCCGTGTAGGCTCCGGTGTAGCCAGCTTGTGGGTCCGACACTCGGCCGGGCGCATATGTGTAGCGCCATGGGTCTTCTTTGGCCTTTTCCGCTGTCTTCTGTTCATCTTGCTGCATGAGCAAAGGCAACCCTGCGGCATAACCGTACTTCAACAGGCCCATGCCGCCGCCAATACCTTCTTTGCTCATGAATGCATCACGGCCAGCTTCGGTTCCCAAGTTTTGGAAGCCGCGACCAAGTTGTGAAAACTTGTCGGCCATAGGCGTGACCGTCTGAGGAGCGGCGTTAATGACCGCTTGTTGCGCCTGAATTGGCGTAGCTGCAGGCGACACTCCAGCAAGGGCGCCACCACCAGTACCCCCGCCAAAACCGCCGGACATCGCAGCCGTTGTTCCCTCGGTTCCAAGTGCGGCCCCAGCCGCTTCTGTTCCGGCAAGCGCACTACCGCCACCAAAACCACCAGACATTGCGGCCGTTGTTCCCTCTATCCCGGGGGCAATGCCAGCCATCCCAGCCTCTGCCGCACCTGCGCCAACACCTGCAGCACCAGCGCCCATCAAACCACCAGCTAAACCAGCGCCGCCGTATGCGCCCAAACCAGCCATCAAGCCTTTTTTCAAGCTGCCGGTAGCAACACCATACCCCGCGCCAGTAATGCCTGCAGCCATCAAGGGAGTCAGTGTGCCACCAGATGCAACAGACAACCCAACCCCAATCACGGTCGGCAAAATACTCGACAGGAAACCAGCTTCTGGCAGACCAGTATCTGGGTTGACGGTCAGGGAGCCGCCATGTGCTTTGGCAAGCGCCTGCAGGCCAGCCACTTCTTGTGGGGCCATATGGACTAGGGTCGAATCTGGACCACGGCCACGGGAGGCCATGTGTTGTGCGGCAAGTTGTAGGCTCATGTTTTCACTTTCAGTACGTTACCTGCGGTGGTATCGTAGTAGATGTCCCCCACCCGGAGGTTACTCAAATCTGCCTGTGTTGGCAAGCTCACCGTGAAGGTGTTGGGGGTTGTTGGGTCAGGCTGAACAAAGCTCAAGCCCGCCACAATCGTCCCGTTCACCCGCTGAGTGGCTGCCGCGATCGGCCCTGCGTTGTCCAACTGGTTGAAATACAGGCGCAAAACGCTTGTAAGCTGGTCCATGAACCTTGCGTCGTATTCTACCGGGGCAATGGGTAGCTGGGGGGCTTTGACGTTCTTTTGACTCATTATGCAATCCCCCAGTGCAGGCGCTCAAGTTCTTTTCTGGCGGCAATAGCTTCTTCAACAGTTGCTGTAAGCGCCGCGTAAAACTTCTTTTTATTCACCGTTATTTCGGCAAGCCACTTACCACCGCGCCGATTTACTCCAACATGCCCAGACTCGCTGTTTTTTCGGACGCGGATATTGCGGGCCTGCGTTGGCAGATCGGCCCATCGGCAGTTTCCCGGAACGTAGTTGCCGTACGGATCAATGCGATCTAAAGTCTCAGTTCCAATAGGTTCCCCCATGTCTCGTGCAAAACACAAGTAGTCGTGCCATGCCGGGTGTACCTGCATCCCAACTGCGCCGTAGCGCGGGTAGTCTTTGTCGTTTGGGTTGTTGCAGCGGCGCATCATTGCACGCCATGTGTTGTAGGATGGTTTGTTCCACCCGCCATGCTTGGTGATTTTTTCTTTTAAAAAACAACCACACGAAGTAGTGTTACCAGTAACAAGCCCACCAGACACCACCACAGCTTCTTTGCCGCAGTCGCACAGGCATCGCCACATAACTTTTTTCGAGGCGCTGCGCCCGGCATCCTCAAGCACAAGCAGACGCCCAAATCTCTGGCCTTTTCGATCAATAAATTTCGGCATAAGCCCTCCTAAAAGAGCTTTTATTGTACACTGGAATCTGTGCATAAGTCAACGTCTGCCGTCAGGGCGGATGTCAATTGACGGAACGCCAAGCTGCCACTGCACGCCCAGCCCGTCAGAGCCGACCCGGAACGCCATTTGGCGACCGCGCACGCGGGTGTACACAATCTCGGTGAACTGCTGCACCACGTAGTTGCGCTGGCCCTGATAGTTCTGGGTGCTCACGACATTTGGAGCGGGCGCTGTGCCGTAGTTTGAGCCCGGGTTCTGCCGAGGGCGCACGGTGAATGTGACCGAGGGGTTGTTCACGTACGAGCCGTCAAACGTCACGTCGGGGATCATGCGCCACACAAAGCCGTAATTGTGGCCGTCACCAATGTTGATGTCGGCAGACTGGATGTACGACTCGATCGCAGTGGGTGGGTTGGTTGTACCGTCGTCCACGCCGTCTTCGTGATAGATCAACTGGCCGTTGTAGCCTGCTGCAGAAGGGAAATCACGCAGCGGCGAGTCAACCCAAGCGGTGCGCGACATGTTGCCGTACGACCAGATTTTCTCCAAGTGGTTGTACACCACGTAGCGGTCGATCACCGTGGAGTTGGCCGAGCAGTAGAACCACCAGATTTCGTTGAAGCCTTCATTGGTGCTGGCAAAGAACTGGTACTGCTGCTGCAGGTTGATGTCGCCGAAGATGTACTGGCGCAGGGGGCAATAGAGCGTTTCCACACGACCGGAGTACATGTAGAACTTGTCCAAACCCATCCAGTACGTGACGTTCGCGGCCGTGGCAATTGCGTTCGGGCCAGCAATCGAGATGTTCGCACCCATGATCTGGAAACCCCAGACGTACGGTGGGCCAAGGTACTGCATGGAGTACACGGCGGCGTCTGTCCACACCAAAATTTCTTGGCGAGTCTGCAGGTTGGCCACGATGGACGAACCCGTGCTCAGGCGGTAGCTACCGGCCTGATTGGTGACGGCAGGAGTCCATGTGGTGTAGTCTTCTTGGTCCGACCAGCGCACAAGCAACGGGTCTATGTCGGTAGAACCATAATCATTGCAGCCAAACGCGATTACGAAGCGAGACGAATCTGAGACAGCCACAGCGTTACACACCGATGGGCAGCTTGTGTCGGTGGTGTACGGAGAGGGGCTGGTCGAGCTAAGCAAAACCGCACGGTCGTACACCGTAGGGCTGGCGTTCACCTTCCACAGGTACAGCGCCCCGCCGCGTGGGTTGATGACAAGGTCCTGACCGTAGTTGGCCTGACTCCACAAACGCATTTGCACGTCAACGCCGAGACCCGCAGGGGCGGCTATACCCCACCCTGTCAATGTACCGCCTGAGTCCCCGCCCCATCCTCCCGCACCCCAACCAACACCCACGGTAAAAATTTCTCCGCCTGTGGAGATTTGGTATGTAAAGGTTGCCGCGCCTGTTGTGCCAGAAGACGTGGCGGGGGAAGATACTGTGATACTGTACGTACCAGATGTGATGTAGGTGATGCGGAACTCAAGGTTCAGCGCAGCCGCAGGGATGCCGTTGATCGCACCCCCGACGCCCGAGATGGTCACAAAGTCCCCGGTCTGTCCACCGTGCCCCGCGTCGTTGATTACCACGGTGGTAGAGCCATTAATTGTGGTGAAGGCGTTTGATGCGACTGTGCTCTCCAGTCGGATCGGCGTGACGTCGTAGAAAGAACCGCCAGCCGACGGCTGAATGTAGTATTTAAGGTTGGTGCCCAAGCCAAGCAAGTTACTGCCAGCCAAAGAAGTCCAGCACAACAGGGAGCGGCATACACCCCAGAATGAACCCGCAGGCGGCTGCAAAACTGCTTCAGCGGTGCCGGTATCCAGCGTCCAGCCACCAATTTTTTCGGGGTACCCGGATCGGAAGCGTACCTTGTCCATCTCGAACCATGTGCCTTCATTGGCCAAGCTCGACGACTCCCTATTCACGCCCGGTCTTAGTTGCAATTTCTGTAATGGCATTTTTGCCTCTTAGGTGAGCACAGCCAGCGCGTGGTTGATGTGCTTGATACGATCTTCGAGCCCGATTGTCCCACCATTTATTTTTTTCGTCATCCCGGTGTAGTCTTTTGCATCTGCTTCTTTGTTCAGGCCGCGTTTGTTCCAGAACCAGCCAGCGGTAAGCGCCGCATATTTTTGTCCGCAAACAAGGTCGGGGCTGCTTACAAGGTCTTCACCCAAGGCGTCGCTGGCCATGCGGTAGTTGTCCTTGCCGGTCAACTGGATGAGTCCTCGGCCTTTGTACAGGCTTCCTTCCTCTGTTTCCTCAGTGCCGTTACCCATACGGCCACCATAGACCTTGTTGGCGATCTTGTCGGGGTTGCGGTGGTAGGGCTTGGCTGACTCCAATGTAGGGAAGCGTGAAGGCCAAACACGGCACAGACCTTCAGCAGAGTAGTTCAGGTTCTCTTGCAGGGTCTTGAAGTTGCCGGACTCGTGCGCACACTGGCCAATGAACGCCGCCATACGCAGAGGTGTGTTGATCTCGTACCGGCTGAATGCCTCGTTCAGCGGCTCCAGCCAGTCTTCGGAGATGTGCAGTTCTTTGAGTTGTTCAGCGGTAATCATTTCAAGTCCTTGAGTTTCTGGATTTCGTCAGCTTTGTCTTTGGAGCCTTGGGAACTTCCACGGTGGAAGTTGAGCACCGTTCCGGCCAGCGTCCAAAGGGAGCCCAGCGCGGTATACGCCAGCGCCTTGTTGGCATCCGGCACGCCCTTGAAGAACACGATAAACGTCATGAGCAGTGCGCCCCCAACGATCAAAACATCCACAATATACGCCACGTTTTTGGCCAGAAAGGAAGCCGAAGACGACTCCTGAATCTTGGCGTTCATGTCTCTTGCGCTGTTTGTGTTGGCGTTGTGCAGCTCGAATTCCTTGAGGTCGATCTCGGACAGCTTTTGCGCGGCTTGAGGATCCGCTTGGATCGCGGCGGCCACAGCCTCCACCGTGTCGGCGACACCGAGTTTATCGGCGATCGCCTTGACTGCCATGCCGCCAAGAGGGCCAGCCACAACCGTGGCAAGGCCGGGAGCAATCGTTTTAAGCAGGTCGGTCAGCATCTTTTTTCTCCTCTAATTCCACTTCTGGCTCAGGTTCCGGCTGCTTGGGCGGGAACATTTCAGCAACAACATCTTTCCCTTTGATCGCCAACAAAGTACCAAGCGACCCCAAGATGTACTTGCTCATGTCCGACAGCAGAAAGAAAAACTGCTTGTCGGCTGGCGAAATCTTGTTGATTGGCTGCTGCACAAAGACCAGCGAATACATGGACAGGAAAACCATTGTGACAATGGTGACGCAAAATGTCACGGCAATCGTCAGTTTGATCTTGGACTCAACGTGTTCAGGACTCCAGTTCATCGCACTTCACTCTCTTTCTCATCGGGGATGGCAAGTTGGTCTGGGCAAGTTTGTGTGGCAGAGCATGTTGGCCGCTGGCACTCTGGCTTTCCCCAGTTGCTTGGGTTTTGGCACGGGTAGCGAAACGTGTCCTCGCAACCGGCCAGCAGAAACATTCCACACACAAGCAAACAAAACCATACGAACATTCTTGCCATGCGCCTTACGTGGAACATAGCGCAAGCGTATCCGGCATCAAAGTCATTTCGGCCCATGTCAGTTTCCCAGCTTGTTGGTTGTTGCCCTTTTCAGCATGGCCATCTCAGAGCGGAGACTTGCAGCGGTGCTGTCAAGGTCTTGCTTGAGCGAGGTCAGCTTGGTGTTCACCTCGCGGTTCATGCTTTCAACAGCAGCTTTTGTCTCCCGGCTTGCTGCGCCCGACTCAGTCGCAGCGCCAGCGGCCACTGCTTTGGTTTCCCTTGCCAAGGCAATGGCATCGGACGATTTTTCAGCAATACGAACTGCCTGCTCAGCAATAGCAAGCTGGCGCTCTTTGACCGATTTGAGTTCGATTTCAAAGGCTTGAACCTTCTCCTTGAATTCGGTGTCGTCATATGGTTTAAACTTGTCCACCGCCTCGATGGTTTTGTTCATCTTTGACCAAAAATTAATCCCCGTATAAGCCGCTCCGCCGATAATCGGCAGGAATGTCACGATCAAGCCAAGAATCATCTGGCTTGATAAGCTCACTGAAAAATTCTTGTTGTCTTCGGATGCCATCGGGTATCTCCTGTGCGAGCGAAATTGGGTTAATCAATATTGGTTGTTTTGGCAGCTTCTGCTCCAGCTTGCGCATGAATTCCACACTCTTTGCCGCTACCGAGGCAGACGCACTCGTACTTTGAGCCGCAGTGTTCGCAGCCGTTTGTTCTGCCGCCCTGTTCCCGCTGTCCAGCACTTCGACCATTGTATTGCTTATGGGCGCTCCGGTCTCTGCCGCACTCTCCTGAGTCATCATCTGCGCAGGCGTCGTTGGTGCAGTTGCAAGTACGCTCTGCGTGACGCGGACACTTATGACGGAGATTGGGCTGATGACTGACATGGTGTTCGTCGGATTGCTGGTCGCTTTCACGCAGCTGTTGGATGTAGTCAGCCAGTTTCCTGACCACACCGTTGCGCCATACGGATTTGGGCAGCTGCTCGTTTGCTGCTGGAGGATTTGACCCGTGTATCCAGTTTGGCATGACAGTGTTTGAACCTGTGTGGTGATGTGGCAAGTTGGTGGGTTCCATCGGCATGAATCAGCCGTCAGTTGCCATTGACCTTGGATTGGTTGCCCATACGGGTCTGGGCAGGTGTTTTGCTTGGTGTACGTTTTGCCGCCGTTTTGGTTGGGTTGGCAGGCGTCTTGACGGGTTTCGACTGTGGCGACACAAGTGGGTGGAGCTGGCTGGCAGGTGCCGCTTTCCTTGAACCACCCTGAGTCAACTGCCGCTCCGCCAACGCAAGTGCTCGTACGCTTCCATGTCTCACCCCCAATTTGGTTAGGTCCACACGATCTGGACTGCGTTTCTGAGCTGGGGGTGCAGGCTGGTGCGGGCGGAACGTAGTTGGGACAGAAGGCTTGCTGCCAACTTGCGTCATGTGCTCCGGGCGCACAAGCCCAGCAGGTTGGGTTGGCCGTGCAGTGCCCTGCGAACCCCGGCCGCGCAGGACCCGAGCAATAACAGCTTTGAGCCAGCGCATTACTTGTCCACAGAAGCAGAAGTAGCAGGAACTTTGCCATATAGCTTTGTGAATCGTTCTGGGTGACGGCGAATCCACTCGTTCTGAGCAGCATCTCCAATCATGCCAAGTGTTGGGCACGGGCTTCCAGACTCCATCATGGCATCCCACACACGGATGTCGGCGCACAGCACCGCAACCGCTGTGACTTTTAGGCCGAGATCATTCAGCGTTTTTGCCAGCTTGATGCGCTCACAATTGCCATCACTCAGCACCGTGCCACCAGAAATTCCGATGACTGTCGACGACACCGCACCCGACACAGGAACAGCGCAAATATCGGAACCCATGGCAGACAGGCTTGGAGCCATGGCTGTGGGAGGCGGTTGGTTCTTGTACGTGATTGTGGTGTCCTGTGCATAGACCAGCGCAGGGGCCAGCAGGAGCAGGACGAGGTATTTCATGCCGTCCGCTTCCACATCGCCACAGTGATGTATGGCTGAAGGTTAGCGTTAGTTCCGCTGGAGCCTGTGGAATTAACAGTGACTGTGTGTGAGTGCGTACCAGCAGAAGATGTCGCAATAGATCCTGTGAAGGCAGTAGTGCCTCCTGTAGTTATCCGCCCATCTCCCGTTTCTGTTGTTGCAAAATCAGTTAGATTATGCGTATGTGCTCCCGTTGAGTCAGTAGAAGCAGTATGGTTGTGGCTAACAACAATAGCGTCCTTACTACCGCCAGTCTCTTCCAAGGCATCAAACAAGCTATCAGAACCGTCCAAGCCAACCATCACGCGGCCAGCACCGAAGGCTGCCCAAGTACCGAAGCCTAACAATGTAGCTGGGTTGGTCGTCACGCCTGCATTAATGTAGATGGAGCCGACTGGATACGCAGCTTGCAGCGCAGCAGTCACAAAAGCTGTGGTCGCAATCTGTGTGGTGTTTGTTCCCGGAGATGCTGTGGGCGCTGTAGGCGCAGCCGCCGTCAAATTTCCGTTTAGATCGCCTGTCACGTTGCCGGTTACGTTGCCGACAACGGTCCCAATCAGGTGCGTGTTCTGCAAAGCAAAGTTGGTACCGTCAGACCACACGGTCATGGTTTTTCCGGCAGGGATCACAACGCCCGCACCGGCCGCAGTCGTATTACCGATCACCGTGGAGTTGTAAATCGTGGCTGCATACGAACTGGCGTTGTAGATGACGTAGGTCTTCTCGGCCGGAGGGGCGTAGACGGCAAACGCTGCAGTGGTGGTTGTGGTCAGCGCAATCGTCATGTTGCGCGACTGGTCTGGTGCGCCGTTAAGTGCCGTGAAGGCTTGGCTTGCGCTTGTAACCGAGACGGACGTATAGCCAGCAATTGCAGACTCGATCAGGCCGCCAAGGTTTGTGTTGGTCGTTGTCCCCCATGTACCCGCTTGATCGCCGGTGGTGATGAGTTCAATTCGCAAGGATGGGGAGTAGGTGCTTGCCATAAATGTCCTTCAGTTCGGTGTATTTTCGCAGGTTTACGGCGTGCTGTCAGCCGGCAGACGAGCTTCAAACGCCGCGCCCTGTTATTACGGCTCGTCAGATGCCGGTTGCTCGGTAGCCAACTGCGCATCATCCGCAGGGGGGCCTTCGCGGGGCACAATATTTAAAAAGTCTTTGGTTGGGTCATATTCTGAAACCTCGCCATACACCCCGTTGAGAATGTCGGCAAACACAATATCACCGTCGATGTAGTACGGGGTATCATGTTCGTCTATGAATGTGAACGCTTTACCATCGACTGTTTTCATCAAGAAAAAAACTTGCATTTTGCACCTCAACCAACGGTGATACAGCCGACTTGATTTTCTCCAGCCCATATCTGCTGATTAGCTACATAGTGGCTTCGATCAAGGTCGCCCTCTTGCATCAGGATTGTTATCACATCCCCAACGGCAACGCTTACGACCAAAGAAAATACGTTTACCCCAATACAGAAGCCGTACGAACCGATGGTGCCTCCGTTTTTCGCAAAATACAGGGTCGCGCACCCGTCTGTGTCAGTACTTCTGCCGTCGGCGGTCAGAAAAATACTCCCGCTGGCATTGACTGTGAATCGCGCCGTTTGTACAGTTGTATACCGTGGTACGCCCGAGGCGCTGTTCGGTGCAGACGCTATCTGGTACGTCTTTATACCCGTAAGTACCGGAAAACTCGGCGCTCCGTGAAAGTCATTCAGCGACAGCGCCCCAGACGCGGGGATTAAAGTGCGCACCCCAGATGGAGTTCCCGTTGTGCCGGGAATGATGTACGGGCCGCCT